CTAGGCGCTGGCTTACCTCAAGAATTTGCTATTTACAAACATTGGCATTGGATTGATACAATTGATACTTCCAATCCTGTTGTGCATGGAATGAAAGGTATCAGATACAAGCGAATGGATTATGGTTTGCACGGATTAAATAATAAAGAGTCAACAAAACTATTTACATTACTTGATGAAGAAGTAGAAAATGTTGACGATATACTCTATAATGTTCGTATGTTTAAGTCAAACTTGACGATTGCGTAATTAATATGTGGATTGCTTTATTTTCAAACAGTGGTAATGAACTTGCTGCTATTATAGACGAGTTAGGTAAGAAGCCTGATCTAATCTGTTGCGATAAAATGCGAACCGACTGGCATCCTTTAATTAAAGAGGATACTTGGTTAGCTTCGCATAATGCTATTATGGAATTACTTGATTATAGAAGTGCTAGTAATCCAGATATACTTGTTACGTTACATGGATACTTAAGACTTATTCCAAGTAACGCTATTTGTGAAAATATGTATAACGTACATCCTGGTGATATTGTTAAGTATCCAGAGTTAAAAGGTATACATCCTCAAGCTAAAGCATTAGAGCTTGGTCTATCTTCAACCGGTGTTGTTATCCATCAAGTTGTACCAGAAGTAGATAGTGGTGAGATCGTATCGTCAGCTGAGTATATTATTAAGAATGAAGATACTAAGCTGGATTTAATTAATAACTTGAGAGATCTATCTATTGATCTCTGGTGTGATTTTTTGCGAGATAAAATATGACAAATGAGATTGAAGAAGACGGTAACGCAAGACCTGATCATTATAGTCAGAAAGAAGGTTCAATAGAATGTATACAAGTTATTGAGCAACTATGTAACGAACATCAAAACGATCCATATACAGACTATAATCGCTATCAAGCGTTTAAGTATCTGTGGCGTCTTGGCAAGAAAGATGATATACTATATGAACTGTATAAGACAAGGCAGTTTATAGATTTTGCTTTTGATAAACTAGAAAGAGACAGAGGTATTAAATGAGTGAAATAGAAAATATAGCGAGTAAGCATTTAGGTAAAGCTGGTGACGGTTCAGTAGTTAAGCCTTATGTTACTCCTGATGATGTAGATGCAAGCTTGCTTGTTGCAGTACCTCGTCATCTCAATAGAACCGCATACGGTATTGATGAAGACAATCTGCCTTTTGTCGGTGTCGATGCTTGGAATGGCTATGAGTTTTCTACTCTATTGACTAACGGTTTTCCGGTTTCTGGTTGGGTTAAGTTTACCTATGAATCTGATACTCCTAATATTGTAGAGAGTAAATCGGTGAAACTGTATCTTAATTCTTATAACATGGCGCGTCTAATTAATGTTACAGACGATGTTCATATTATAGAGAATAAAATATCTGAGGACATGTCTAAAGCGGTTGGCGGTGTTGTTGAAGTCTTTATTCAATGGGGTGATATCGATACAGTTAAACCGATTATTGGCGATTTTACTTCTCTTGAACATTATTGTAATATTGAGAAGATGACCTTTGATAACTATAATGAAAGTGCTGATATTCTAGAAGTAGTTCCTTCTATTGGTAGATACGAACGTTGGAGATCTTACTCGTTACGTTCTAATTGTCGAGTAACTAATCAGCCTGACTGGGGTGATGTGTATATTCACATTAAGGGTGAAAACGCTGTAACGCCAGAATCATTACTTAAGTATATAGTTTCTATGCGCAAAGAGAATCATTTTCATGAAGAAATTTGCGAATGTATTTACAAGCGTTTATACGACTTGTTAGATCCAGAAGAATTATTTGTATCGTGTTTGTATACTAGACGTGGCGGTGTAGATATTAATCCTACTCGTGCGACTGGGCCTCATACGCTTTACAAGTATGGCGGTGGTATAGTAGACGTAATGAACTTCTGTACTAAGACCGCAAGACAATAGTGGTTTATGAAAGCTAACCACTTTAAAGATCACACTGCTTTCTACATAAAGGTGTTAATATGAAAAATATTGTTGTTTCTCTTTCCGGAGGTATGGACTCCTCAACTCTCTTACTACGTTGCATTAAGGAAGTAGGTGCAGAAAATGTAACTGCTATCTCAATGAACTACGGTCAAAAGCATGTATGCGAGCTTGAGCGAGCTCAACAATTAGTTGATTATTTGGCGAATAACGGTCATAATATTACCTATCAAGTAATTAAGCTTGATGGTATTACTAGCTTGCTTTCTTCTGCTCTAGTGTCTGGTGGTGATGATGTTCCAGAAGGACATTATGCAGAAGATAATATGAAGCAGACGGTAGTACCTAATCGCAATAAAATCTTTGCATCCATTGTCCAGGCAGTAGCTTTGTCAGTTGTTAAGAATACAGATGAAGAGACGGCTATTGCACTTGGTATTCATGCTGGTGATCATGCTATCTATCCTGATTGCCGTCAAGAGTTCCGTGATGCAGATGATGAAGCATTCCGTATTGGTAACTGGGATGCAGAAAAAGTAACGTACTTCACGCCTTATCTGCAAGGTGACAAGTATGATATTCTACAGGATGGTACTGTTCTCTGTGAAGAACTTGGACTTGAGTTCGACGAAGTTTATAGTCGTACTAACACATCTTATAAACCTCTTCAGGTTGATGGTGTTTGGTATTCAGATTATAAGAGCTCATCTTCAGTAGAGCGTATTGAAGCATTTATTAAACTAGGTCGACCTGATCCAGTTTCTTACGCTGATGAAACAGGTCCAGTATCTTATGATACTGCACGGCAGCATGCAGAGAGCGTGCTTGCTGAATATAATGAGGTTGCTTAATGAGCACAAATTTTGAGCGTATTAAGGAGTGGTCAGACGAACGTCTGATCACTTTTCA